TGCGCCGCTATTTCCGGTTCCCCGCCATTCCTTTGTCTGCTGCGCCGTAGAGAACGTGAAAAGCTGTTCATTGATGCCTACCCAATAGCGGCCTACACCAAGCTTTTCAGTATCCACACCTTTCGACGAGCCAAGCAAATTCACCTTTACGCCGACATATCCAGCCTCGACTTTCTCAATACAAGTAAGAGCGTAAATGCCGAAAGCAAGGACAAAAACAAGAGTAACACACGCGATAATCTTTTTCATTATACATCTTCCTTAGAAATAATTTTAAAAATTTTATAACTCAAAAATACAGTTACGGGGAAACTAATAATCAATGCCGCTCCGGTCAGAACCAAAGCCGTAGATTCGGAACTAATCAAAAACGGCAGAAGAAATCCAAACAGCCCAATCACATAAACCAGATTGATCAAGACGTAAACCAAAAATAGGAGAATATCATCTTCCGTCTTTTGTAGAATTGAAGCACCCTTTTCCGTTTTTTCGTTATTCATCGGAACCACCTTTATGGTCTAGTTTTTCCCGGAGGTTCCATTTTTGGATAGAACGCTGGAGACATTCTTCTTCCCATTCTTCCGCTCCTACCTCCTTTTTTACGGCTACCATAGCGTTTCTTACTTCCGCGCAAGACCGTTTCAATGCTGCGGTATACGTTACTCCAGCATACTCGTAGCCAAGAGCGGCTACGAGCCTTGCTCGTTCGAGAAATCTTTCGCACTCAAAGATTGCGGTGTCTACGGTTTTCTTATTAATACTCATTTTTCAAGTTCCTCCTTAACCATTTCTTCCAAAACCTCAATCCAATCTGATTGTTCAACTTCATCGCACGATACGCTTTGAAAGAATGGACAGTCACTCCATAAACAGGGTCTATCAAGATCTTTACAAGCCTGAGTGTGCATGTAGGCAATATCGCTAATAGTAATTATCTCCCCTACGTCTTTTTTATTAGCTTTCATTCAATCGCCTCCTTTGCAAGGTCTTTTAATTTTTCAAAAAACCGTAGCCAGTCATTGACTTTAATGTCCTCACATCCATATTCAAAAGTAAAACGATTTAGAGGACAGCTAAATCCATGAAAAGGACAGGATTTTTTAATTTCACGAATACGATGTTTCTGACAAGAAATAGTTAATAGCTTTGCAAGAGCTTCAATCTCGTCTTTATCGTCATTATTATTTTCCGTCACTCAATCGCCTCCTTTTCATACGGATTTTCAAGGCCAAGCTGCTTGCACCGATTTTGAATATACCCTTCCATTTCAGCTTTAGCTTCCATCAAAGTACGTTCCGTGGCTTCGCGGAGGCATTTAAGGTTATATTCACTGTTAGCTGTAAGGTTGCGCTCAACAGTACCAAGAGCACTCAAAACACGTTCTTTATCACGTTTACACAACTTAGAATCATTGACTATATTCACAGCGTCCTTAGTCAAAGTATTCTTGAGCTTCCTAACGGAGTTTTTAAATGCTTCCTCCGCAAGGTCGGCATCCGTCTTAATTCCTTCCCGGACATATTTTACGGAGCCGTGGATAGGATGCCGAGTGATGGTGCATGGGACACCTTCATATCTATCAGCAGACATAAGAAGCTCAGAGAATTGGAGTGGAGTAAGCTCGACCCTGATAAGCGGGGCACCTCCAGCATCCCTAACTCGTTGTTCCCCGTGGTCTGTAACGATTTCAGCATTATTGATTTCAAGAAAAATCGAATTAGTTACTCTTACTTTAGAGCCAAAGAAGAACTGACCGCCTCCACCGATTTGCGCCCTTGACAAACGGATGACCCCATAAGAAGCTTCACGCTTTACGTTTTCTTCTTCCATTTTATCCTCTTTTATTTTTTGTTAGCATATGGGGGCTTAATGCCCCCACCACTTTACAAAATCCAATTATTCCGGCTTCGCGTAATTCGGGGCCTTCGGCGGCTTACGAAATTCCGCCTTGCACTTGTCGCAAAGCTGAGTCCCTCTTACGCGGGGCTTTCCACATTCTGCACAACGCAACGCCTTTTCGGGATTCTTCTTGCCATAGAAAAAGCTGGTAGGAATCATAATAGCCATGTTGATCTCTCCTTGTCGATTAAAATGTTTAGATTAAAATGGTTTGATAGAATATTTCCGTGTTCCCTTTCTCTTGAAAGGCATACTATGAAATTTTCGTTACCTTGTCAACACTTTTTTAAAAATTATTTTCAATGCTCCATTCAATCCAATTCATCCTATCTTTATGCGCGGTTCCATTGGGCTTCGCTACAGGCCAGTAGTAACCCTTTGGGTAGCAATCCAACGAGTCCTTGCTAATGCCGCCAAAAAACTTTTTCGTATGATAGTAGTCAAAGTCCTTACGCAAGAGATTGACCCTTTGTGAGAAGTGAAAAAGACCATCCCCAAGCCAAAAAGGTTTTTTGGTAGAATTAAAACTATAAAATTTTACGCCCTGTAAATGCTCACGAATTGCATGTGACTTTCCGAATCGCATATAATATTCGGAACACAAAGTTGCGATATATCTACTCAAATCGTATTCATGCCCTTCCCACATAAGACAAGCCGGATGGTTCTTTGTAGGTACACGGCCCGAAAGAATCTGATACGCTTCAACAATCTGCTTATTCAATCTTTTGTTGTCCAGAATCTTAGCCGTTTCAAGAAAGTCAGGAGTGGGAAGAAACGTCTGCATGACAACCAACCTCTTTCTTAAGAATTAAAAACTGTGCGCCTACGAAGACTAGAGCATCCTTTGACACGATGATTTTCGTCCCGTACAAGTTCGTCTGGGCAAAGCAAATCAATCCTGTCAGACGAGTCAAAAACCATGTTCGTTACGATATACATAACACCCGATTCCGGAGCGGGCAAGCCTTTAATCTCTCTTTCCACAATTTCACTTACAGGTACGTAAAGTGAGGGTCCATGATCAGGACAGAATACTCCATCATATTCTCGGATATAGTTAACCCGAGCCATACCTTCGGATTTAAAACGAAGCAGCTCAACAGTTCCAGAAGGATTGTAAATATTAATATCGTGTCCGGTGAAATTACGAATCTTCATTTTTATCCTCTTTTA